CTGCACAAGATACTCTCAACTTAGCTATTGTTGACAATGTGACGTCTTGATTTATAGCATGAACACATCCTCCCAGATACATACTGGGGGGATTTTTTATGACTATAGCATTTGTGTTGGGAAATGGCATCAGCAGACACGGAGTTCCATTGAATGATATCAATGAACGCGGCAAAATCTACGGCTGTAACGCATTGTATCGAGATTTCACACCCGATGTTTTGGTGTCCACAGATCGCCCCATAGCCACACACATACAAGAAACAGGTTACTCTGCACAGCATAGATTTTATACTCGTAAACCTATACCAGGACTAGGCGCACTTCCGGTACCAAAAAATTATTTTGGATTCAGTTCTGGTCCCATCGCAGTAGCACTGGCTGCATTAGATGGACACCGTCGCATCTATCTATTGGGATTTGATCTAGGGCCAACTGAAAAGAAAGGGTTTAATAATCTTTATGCTGACACTGAATTCTACAAAAAAAGAGATGCGACCCCTACATTTACAGGCAATTGGGTCAAGCAGATACGCCGTGTTTCCCAGGAGCATACCCAGATCAAATTTATACGGGTATTTGGAAAAACTACAGCGCCAGTCCCAGAATTTGAGCCATTGGCTAACCTGGACAGCATGACATTAGATCACTTCCTGGACCGCATAAATAATCGAAAGGATCTCTAAATGTCTTCATTTAAAACTGTCAGTGGTGATTATACCATAACCGTAGATGGCGGTACGGGCACTCTGACCATCAATGCTGACTTGGATGTAGTAGGTAATGTTACCTATATTGAAAGTAACGAACTCAAAATTGATGATCCGTTTATCACAGTAGCGGCCAACAATACCGGTACTATCAATGAAATGGGTCTTATCGCTCAACGTAGTGCCACGACGTTTGCAGGTCTGAGATTTGATGATGTGACCTTAAAGTGGCAAATCAGTTCAGACGTGACAGCCGATGGCGATGCTATCTCCCCATATGTAGATTTAAGCACAGGAACAGCCAGTGCCGCTGGAGCAAATACACAAATACAATTCAACAACGCAGGATCATTTGCAGCTAATGCTAATTTAACATATGATTTTACCAGCAGCAAACTGACACTGCAAGGACATCAAGCGTTGGGAAACATTGGTTCAACACCTAGCTCTGTGAGTAATTCTGTGGTGATTTACAACAAAGCCGTTGGGTCTGGCGGCACAGGATTATATGTTAAATCCAGTTCAGTGGATGACGAACTGGTCAGTAAGAGCGCAGCTATCGTATTCAGCATAATATTTTAAGGAACAACTATGACACTCGCAGCAGCAAATATAACTACCGTAGTAGGCAACGTATATGTCAGTGGTGGTAACACCGCCATAACATTCCTGAGTTTTTGTAACTATTCTTCCAGTAACGTTGTTGCCAACGTATGGGTAGTACCATCGGGTAATTCAGTGGCCAATACCACTGCTGTTCTTTCTTCGTTACCGGTTACTGCCCTTGACACCTATCAATTCTATGCAGGAGGAGAAAAGTTGCTATTGAGTAATGGCGATACTGTGCAGGCCAACTGCTCAAGCAACAATGCGATTACCACAATGGTTTCTTACACCACGATTTAATGTAATGGGATACTATGTCAAAAATCGACAATTACAGTCCGGTAGCTCTGGAGTAGTATTACCAGCCGGACCTAGCTCATACAGGCCAAACGCGCCGGCTTTTGGCCTAATAAGATTCAACACAGATTCTGGACTAGTGGAGTTTTTTAACGGAACTGTGTTTCTTAGCCTCAGTGCTGGTGGCAGTGTAAGTTACACTGTGGATACTTTTACCGGTGATGGATCAACTACTACTTTTGTCATGAGTGAGTCTGAAAGCAATCCAACACAGATATTGGTATTTGTGGGATCAATCTATCAGGAACCCACAGTATCTTATACCGTGAGTGGATATAATATTACGTTTGTGTCAGCACCGCCCAATGGTTTGCCCATTAACGTCATCCACACCAACAGTTGACCGGCTAAATACCCTATCACAGGGATAATCAATGGCAATCAGTCAAGTCGCAGGTCAGATGCTCAAAAGCACCCTCCAACGGGATGGTGCAAATCTAGCGTTTAAAGATACTGCAAACAGCACTCCTGTACTTTTCTTGGATATAACCAATGGTCGAGTCGGGGTCAACACAGATAGCCCAACAGAAAAATTAGGTGTGTTGGGAAATGCCAGTGTGTCCGGAAATGTCATCAGCGGCAATATATTGACCAATGGTTTGATCAGTGCTACCAGCAACATCACTGGTGGTAACGTATTAACTGGTGGATTGATCAGTGCTACTGGAAACATCTCAGGTGGTAATTTAATCACAGTAGGGTTGATCACAACCACCGGCAATATCTTGACTACGGGCAACATCACTGCCAATTATTACTTTGGTAATGGCAGTCAACTCACCGGTGTTATTGCATCAGGTGGTCAAGGTAACACTATCACCCTGGGCACTCCCACAGATGGTAATCTGACCGCAAATGTTGCATATCCTGGATGGACTACTTCTACCTATGTCACCGACGGCCTAGACGATCTTAATCAAGTTTCACTCAATATCGCTAATAATACTTTTGTGGGCAATACGTATTTTATTGCCAATGTGGTGCAAGGACCCAGCCCATTGAGCGTATTATTCACCGGGACCCAAATTGGTAATCCAAATAGTTATCTGTGGGATTTTGGTGATGGCACCAACAGCACTTCGGGCGCCAGTGTGACAAAAACATATTCTAATGTGTTAGGTGGTACATTCAGTGTGACCTACACAGCAAAAAATACCAATGGCACTTATTCAGGCAACGCTGCGTTGGGCGCAAAAGGATCAACTTCTTCGTTCACTAGATCAGATTATATCACTTTGTATACACCAACGCCAATCGTGGCATTTACGATTTCTCCAAGTACCATTGACACCGGTAGCAGTGTCACTGCTACCAACAACAGCAGTCTTTATGTTGAAACTTATGCCATAAACTGGGGGGATGGTACCACTGCTAACCTTGGGGCAACATTTACCTCAACCGCGCATACTTTTACTAATTCAGCCAACACAGACACGCTGTATAATATTTCAGTGATTGGTACCAGTAATACTGCTGGCGCTAATCCCCCAGGCAACTACACCAACACAGCCACAAACACCGCCAAGGTATATTCTTTACAGAGTCCCTCAGTCACCGCCAATGTGACCACGGTCATAAACAAATTGGCTACCACTGGTGGTGTGATCAGTTTCAGGAACGACACACCAGGGGCACCGGGAAACACTGCTAGTTTTGGCGCACAACAGATTTACAACTTCCAATGGGGAGATGCAACTGCCAACAGCAATGTCAATGTACAGTCAGGCCTGCAGGGCAATCCTGGCGCTGCCAACGTCACTCATACTTTTGCATTGTCAGCTGGCAATCAAGCAGGCAACATATATCAGACTTTCACATCTAATCTTTGGTTATATACTGGTTTTAGTACCAGCCCATTCAAGAGCAGCGATATCACTATCACAGTGGAACCAGAAACCAGAGCCAACTTTGTGGGCACTATCGCTAATACCATAACTGATGCCACTGCCAATACTGGTAATGCCAGGGTTGGCTATATCTATACCGACTACACTGGCAACAACCGAGCCATATTTACTTTCCAGAACACCAGCCAGAACAGCAACCTAGCCAACTGGTCCTGGGGCGACAGCACATTCAGCAATGGTGTCAGCAATGTGGGCAACGTGTTGCATACCTATACCACCACCGGTGCAAAAACCGTGGCATTGACCGCCAATGGTACTCCCAATGGTATCAGCAGCACTGCGCAGAGTAATAGTTCAACAGTGACCGGTTACATCTTCATAGCCGCTAATCCGTCTGCTCCAACAAATCTAAGCGGATACAGTAATCTGACCATAGCTAATTCTAGCCAAGGTACCAGCCCGTTGTTAGCAGCTGGCGCACAAGATGCCACAGGAGGGAACATAGTGGCCAACGGCACTAGTGTGACCAGATTTGCTACTACCACTCCTATTGCCACCAGCGGAACCATAGTAAACGCCAATACCGCTACCACAGGTACT